GTAATCGCGCAACCAGTGAAATTCCAGTTGAAGTTTCCACGCTACAATCTCGGCGAACTATCGCACCTTCAACATACACCTGAAAAATTGCCTGTTGTACCAAGGGACTCGATTCATCCCCAAGAACGAATTCTGAAATAGCAGTCTGAATGTCGTTATTGGACATTGCGGCAGTAATAGGAATTTCTATGTAAGCCAGTCCCAAGGTCAGAGTAGCGTATCTCTCTGTTCCAAGTGGTGATAAGGTTGTTTTGACTTCGTAAGAATGTGACATTTAATTTCTCTTTAGGTCCAAGTTACTGTGACGCTTCCACTTGTGCCGAATGGATTGGCATGGGTCGCACTGCTTGATACCCAGAGAGCATATGTCACAGGATAGGACGCCGTGCTGAAGTTAAAGCTAGATCTGGCAAAGCTGGTCGAACCAATTTTCATAGTTGTCCACCCCGAGTTTTGATACGAACTATCTAGATAAAACTGGACTCTTCCAGTGGAAGAGCTGTTAATACGTTTCCAACCGAGATGCCAAACCTGAACAGCACCCAAATTCTGTATTTCCACAGTGCCATCGGATATAGTTCCCATAGCTCCTGCGCCAACATTACTGTATCCATTATCGTATCCGTACCACGACGTGGAACTGCTGCTATATTTGGAACCAACGCCGACAGTTTGAGTATCAAGTGCTGCTGATTGACCACGCCACTCGCTAAATGCCATTTGCACGCCACTGGCTTTCGATATTATAGCTCGGATATCAGCATCATTCAGTGAAGCTTGTGTGCCGCTTGTTCCGCCAGCTTCTACATGAATCTGGTTCAATGATATTGTGCCAGTTGGTAATGCCATTCTTGTTATTCCTTAGAATCTTTTATCTATTTAGGCGAACAAAATTCACCATTAACTAGATTTCTTCCAAACGAACCATTAATCTTTCGGCTCGATTAGTAACTTGCTTATGCCATCTAGAATCTCTGCCTTCCAATGCAGCTCTCTTCCAAGCGTGACCCCTTAATGCAGAGTTATGATTCTTAAATTGGCTTAATCGCGTTCTGCCCATATTGAACATCATATTAGCAATTACTTGTTTTGCTTCTTCAGGATAGTCATCCCATCCTTCGTGTAGAATTTTACAATCGGCAATGACACCTTTGACATCATGATCGAACAACTCGATACATCGCTCTTCTGAAACGGCTGTACCAACATCTGCCCCATATTCGCCATCAGTCTTTAGAATCAAATGGCCAATGCCTACAGTGGCATATCCGAGGTGGTCAAGGTAAATCGCATTTACTTTGCCTTCGTCAATTGTTAGTTGTTCTCTTAATAGTTCTATGTTCATCATACTTCTCCGATAAATTGTTTCATATTTGGTGCCCAGTAATTCTCACCCTTTAAGATTTTTCCGTCTTCTCTGTAGATTGGCTTTCCTTCCGCGCTCAACTTACTCATATTAGAAGCGTGTACATGCGAGAAACAAGCATCAAGGTCAATTCCATAAGCGTGACCTGCGCCATACACAACGTACAGCAGATCAGTCAAGGCATCGGCAATCTCTACCATATCCACCTCACCTGTAGCTTCATACAACTCTTGTAGTTCTTCGCGAATCAACTCATACCTGAGTGCCGCAATATCAAGTCCAGGATACTCCGGCTTTTCTTTTACTTCTTGATGGAACGTAGACATAAAATCTTTCACTTTCATAAAATTGGTCATTCTCAAATCCTTACTGTAGTTTCTTTCCGATATTATATTTAGTTTCCAATATCCAGTCATTCTTCTCTTTGTATGGAAGAACCTTTATCTGGTTTAGGGGAGCCACATTTTCAGTCGTCTTACTTTTGTCAACCAAAGTTACCAAGCCCCATTCAGAGAGAAGATTAGCAATCGTATTTCTCCTAGAGATATCGTCATCGCCAAAGTTACTTGGCTTGCCGTCTAGTGAGAACAACTCTTTAAAGTGTACGATGTAATACTTACCCTGTTTATGCAGAATATGGCAAGATTGATAAATTGTTTTATTTTTGTGTGAAGCCACACCTATACGAGTGAGCGTTTCTCTAATCTTCAAGAAATCGTCATCGTCTTTCAAATACACTTCGACCATGCTATCCAGCATTTCGTCCACCCTTATCTATTCTTCTTTTTATTTCATTGATCTGTCGATCTGAAAGAATAGTGAGGGTTTGTCGAGCCTTGATATCATTATATCCATAATACTCTTTAATTACCGCCAAGTCACTATCTTTCTCTTTTTTGACCCACTTAGCATAACGCTTCTTGGGTCTAACAGTATTTAGTAAAAAAGAAAATTGCGGCTTCTTATCTAGATAGTGGCGTATGTTCATCTCATTGGCAAAGGCAATTGTATCATTATGGTATGATAATGCGCGATTAGTTAGAAAGGGATCATATCCCTTCTCGGAAAGTTGGTCATTATCTGTTCCGGTCATCAGATCTACTTTGGAAGAGTTTATGGCATTAATATAGTCAAAAGGATTAGACACCGAATAACCCCCATCCGTGGTTCGCCCAAGCATTTAATATAATAAACCAACAAGTTGCCATGTGTGTTACCCACCAAATAGTTCTAACGGCTGCTATGGTATCCGCTTGTGTATCAGTTTCCCCGACCTTCTCACCTAGACTCTTTGCCCAGATTCTCCATAACATTTTCATGTAACCAACACCTCAACTAAATTCATCAATACAGCTGTGCCTGATATTGCACTGCCAATCATAATCGCTTTATCATTCCAGCAATGACCGACATATACCCAAGAAACTGCTGCTAATGCATAACAGCCTTGTCCTAGTGTACCAAACCCAGCACTCATAATAAACACACCAACAACGCCAAGTATAGTTGCTAGCCACTTGACATAACTATCAACAGTTCCTGTTGGCGTAGCTGGCTTCAGATCTTCTACTTCTAACTGCAGCTCTTCCATCTCCTGCTTGAGACGCCTGCGCTCAGCATTAAGTTCCATAGCAAGTCTTCCTGCTTTGGTCATCGTGCTGCCGGAAAACTCTTCCCTCACTTCAGAGCTGAGTTGACCTTCGACCATTGCTACTTGCTCTTTCTCACTCACACTCATACGTCCATATCAAGTCGAGCCAAGTATTGCATACGCATAACATCCATCACAACATCATGCTTCGGGTCGTGGCCAATAAACTTCGGGGCTAATTCATCTGGGATAAATGAATTCTTAATTCCTGAACCGAATAGCATACCATCAAGGAATGATCGTGTGTCGCGAATTGCCCACCACTGTTTAAATGGATCCTCATCGCCAGTGGCGTCAAGTATAGTACGAAGGAAGATTGGGTCAAATGTATTCCCGCGAGTCCAAACAGCTTTCGCTTTACTTATCTGGAACTCTGTAGTCATCCACTCATACAGATCAGATATAGAAACATCATCTGAGGAAGGCTTCAGTTGCTTCTGCGCTTCTGCGCCTTGCTTCTTCCACCAATCCAATGTACTCTTTTGGATAGTTCGGTTATACTCTTTGACTTGCTCTTGGACGTCGAACTTGATAGTCTTAGTCATGCCTAGAAGCTCTTCATACTCATAGCCATCACCCTTAGTGTATCGGCTCGTATCAAACTGTAGGCATGCCAGACTAACAACAGCACCAGTGAACATATTTTGACTCAGCGTTTCGAAGTCATAGATTATACTGTTCATCTGTGCCCTCCTCAACGATATCAAGTTCACCGCAAAGAGTGACTTCATTGTCAAAGGAATAGTACCCTGCTTCTTCTAGATACTCATACCCATCTATATAGTATCCTTCCCGTAAATTCTCTTCTTCCAGTTCAGAGATACGCTCACCGTGGAAAGTTAAATCATCTCCGCAACCGTCCCAAGTCATTTGGAACTCATTTTCTTCAAACTCGTGCGGGAAGAACTCATCATCCTCACCATTATCTAAAGCAAGAGTCAAATTTTCAACTTCTTCCTCACTTTGTGGAGTGACGTTAGTAGTGCCTCCGCGCCAAACTATAGTTATCTCAATCACAACCCCATTATCGTCATGTTGTAATGATTCTGATTCAATCCAACACTTCTTCCGCTTAGGAGATACCGCATACGTCTTACCGATTTCAATAGTCATATCAATTCCACTCACAATCAATCATCAATTCAGTTAACATAGCCATCATATTGATCTCAGCATCAGCAGCGAATGCAGCTTTATACTGATAATCAGCCAGAGTGACTACAACCTGCGGGACGCTGGTCGGCTTGATATACTGACTAGCATTATCGTATATCGAACGAAACACTTGAGTTGTATCACCGTCAATATTCTGCGCGACCCACTTCCGCACCTTGCTAAACTCTTTAGCTTTCAAGGAAGCCATCAAAGACTTCATATTAACATCAGAGAAGTTTACAAGAATACCAGCATCAATTTTACCTGTGGCAGAATATCTTTGAAGCTCGTTCAATACCCTGCGATTATCTGGGAAATGCTTTTTAACCACCTCGGCGACGGTCGCTTGATCAAACTCTACACCCTGTTCATTTAGGATTTTACATACACGTTTGAAGAACTCGCCTGCGAGTTTAGGTTTATCAGCTGTCTCCATTTTAAACTCTACAACTGAACACCGTGATCTCAGGGGTTCAATCAGTTTATTAGAGAAGTTACAAGTCATAATGAAACCGCAGTTTGCACTATACTCCTCCATGAAGTTCCTGAGAGCAGGTTGGACGGTCTCAGCATTCAGGTAGTCGGCTTCGTCTAGGATAACATACTTCCGACCACCAGACAAAGACATCGAAGAAGCGAATCCTTTGATCTTTGTACGCAAAGTGTCAATCAACCGACCTTCATCAGATCCGTTAATGACAATGTAATCTGCGCCAAGTTCTTCTAACATCGCTTTGGCTATAGTTGTTTTGCCCACACCAGCGGTGCCAGTGAGAAGGAGGTTGGGCACATTCTTACTATTAACAAACTGTTGGAATGTGTCTTTCAACTTCTTTGGCAGGATAGTATCGGCGACGGTCTTTGGTCGATACAACTCAACCCACAAATATTCTTCTAACATAAAATAATTACTCCACAATTCATATAGTATAACTCATAACATTAATAATGTAAACTTTTATTTACCTGATTGGCTTCCAGCCAGTGACAGTAGAAACTCTAAAGGATCGCCAAGCTTTCACGTCCATTCCCCAAACAGCTATGTTATCAGACCCAGAATCAATTGAGCCTACTGTAATACTTTTCCCTATCTCACTTTCAAGTATTGCTGGATTGAGAGTGCAAGGCATCACTCGTGTGCCGCCATCATTAATCTTTTCAAATGTTACTTCAACCAAACCTTCTTTGAGGTGCTTGATCAAATCATTCACAACTGCAGGTATCATTACACAACTCCGTATATATCTTGCGCTTCAGTCCAAACCATGTATCCATGAGACCTTAATAAATTACACATCTTCTTATCATCTATGTGCGAGTGTTCAACTTTTATCATAGTGGGTTTGACTCTCCACGAATACGTTCCGAGTATGTTCATCTCATGACCTTCAGTATCAATCTTCATAAAGTCTAGATGATCAATATGCGATTCTGTCAGAAACGTATCTAGAGTTGAGCATGGAACTGTGATAGTATCTTCAATGAACTGTCTCAGATCAGGTTGATCAAGCAAGCGTTCGCCAAGGTGATTGTTAGCAGCTACAGTGCCTATCCCCTTAATCCAACCAGTCCCATCAAGTGTCGTATGAAATTTAACAAATCCATCATAGTCAGTGAGTGCTATATTACTAACCACCACATCATAATCTGCAGATCTAGATTTCATTATCTTGGCATATTTCGGATCACCTTCAATCATGAATCCCGACCAGCCTTCCTTGGCCAAGGGAAGACACGTGTCGAAATCACACGTGCCTATCTCCAAAAATACCTTAGTAGCAAGAACGGCTTTAGCTGCCATATTTACTACCAGCTTCAGTGGCTACCCAATACTCCACGCGCTCACCCTTAAAGTGGGAGATACCCTTGGAAGAAATTGTCACACTGTAGTCGTCAGGAAGGAACTTGAAGTTATCAGTTTTAAATACAAGAGAGAATTCTTCCGTGGGCGTTTCCGCTTGAGTGGATGAAACTTCAACTGAAAATTCGTTAGTTGTGGGATTCTTTGTGTCAGTAGCAACCAAGGTAATGGAAGTGCCATCACCGCGAGCTGCGATTTCAGGCAAGCCAAGTTGATTGGCAGCATTAACAACGCTCTTCAAGGTGTCGCGGGACATATCGAACTGAACTTCTGAAGAAGGCAACTCTAAGTCTTTCTCGGGAGGGGCAGTTACCATAGAAGGATCAGTATATGTATATCGTGATTTACTTGTCCCTTCAGATATCTCAAGGCACTTCTCACCAAACTGAATATCGCCATTTTGGAATATACTATTCAAACCCAAGAACTGATTCAGCTCATAGATAGCAAACTTGACAGGAAAGGTTTCCTCAACTACACAAGAAGCCAGAATATTCTTTTGCGGAGATACTGTACGCAGGACGTTGCCTTCTTTAAACGCCAGAGAAGGGTTTATTGTAGAGAAGTTCTTTAAGACTTCAATAGTATTTTCACTCAATTTCATTTTCTTATTCCTCAATTTTAACAGTTGAATTATTTAAACGATCATGTTCATACAATGCAAGAAACCCATAATGGATTATCTTCATAACATCCTCCCGCCATTGCGCAGGCTCACCTTTCTTACCATATCTACCATTATATTTGTCAACATTACCTAAGAAGAATCCAGTCCCATGGCCACGATCAACAATCACTTCAGATGATTGAAGACCTCCTTGACCATAATGCCCACCGTATGTCTTGTCGATGTAAGCAGAGAATTCTGCTATAAGTTCAGGTTCACGAAACTTATAATCTATTTTACTCATTTCTTCATTCCCTTGATAGATTCAGCATCAGCAGTAGCTGAAACACCAAGAGCAGCTATATCTGCGAGAGAGCCACCAAACGTATATGATCCTGTATGTACTAATCTCATCCAAGGGCATAGGTATGTACTCACCCCAACTTTCTCCATATACTGACAGAACATATAATCTTCAGAGAGGTATCTCTTAGACTCAGGGTCAATTAACGCTTGAAAATACATACCGATCTCACGACTACCATCAAAGTGCTTAGTGCGGACATGATCAGGCAAGTAGGTGTAATCAGGATAGTTCAAACTGAACTTTTCAAAAGCAGATTTAGTTATCATCATGAACCCAGTACCACCTTCAAGAACCTTACAAGGTGTATCTATACGGATAGCATCGCTTCCGTCAGCTGGGTTGAACACATAATCACCAACATACTTCTCGAGGTCTTGTGGATTCTTATCAGCAAATCCTTTATCGACAGCACGCTTAATTTTTTCCCAAGCAATAGTCTTTTTAGGATATGGACCACACATAATATCTTTGGGGTCTTCTTCTTCTGGATCCATCATAGCTGCCAAAGAAAGAACATCATGAGGATCAAACCCAATATCAGAATCAATGAACATCAAGTGCGTGTAGTCACTACGCATGAACTCATCTGCGCAATAGTTACGAGCACGAGTAATCAGAGATTCATTAAACAAGTAAAAGAATTTCAAATCAATGTCATAAGCTTGACAAAGTTTAGCCAGATCTGCACAGGACTTTGCGTACATTCCATGGCACTGACCACCGTACATCGGGGTGGCCACCATAATTTTACGCTTGCGTAGTTCTTCTAATCCAATTTCCATTTCCATTCAGGTGTTTCCTCAGTTTGAAATAATAACGTATCTATGTATTATACTACTAAATCCACAGAAAGGCAAGTTTATTTTAAGAATCAATAGGGCGAAGAGTCTTCGCTCTCTATAGAGGTCGAAATGACCTCTTCGTCTTCGACCTCTACATTCTCATCAAGCTTGGTGTAGAGATCACGGAAAGATAATTTAGTATCTTCATCAAAGCGATTGATACACATATCAATGGCGCGCATACGGTCATCAAAGATTTTATAAGCTTTGGCGATATGAACCAAGCGACGAGTCGAGATCACCTCATCAATGCCACCGTCATAGAAAGTCTTCCGGATAATATCAGCCCAGTCAACCAGCTTCTCAGAGAAGTCAGCATCAGAGATACCAAGGTCTTCAAAGACAGCATTCAGGATGCGCTTCTCGACAGCGGCAGTAGGATACTCTTGCTCACAAGTCACAGGGAACCGCTCAAGGAAAGCTTCATTAAGAACATTAGTGCCTATGAACCGACCATCATCTGAACCTTTGCCCTTGGTATTAGCAGTTGCGATAACTGTAAATCCAGCGGCAGGTTTAATATACTCACCAGTCTTCTTGATGAAATATCCTTTACCCTCAAGGATAGACTGGAGGCACATAATTTTAGCTGGGTTTCCTAGATCAATTTCATCAAGCAAAAGTACCGCACCCATTTCCATTGCCTTGATCACTGGTCCTTTGAAGAATCGAGTCTCACCTTCTACAAGGCGGAAGCCACCGATTAGATCATCCTCATCAGTCTCGATAGTGAAATTTGTACGGATCACTTCACGCTTTAATTGAGCGCAAGCCTGTTCAACCGAAAAGGTCTTGCCATTACCAGACATACCAGTAATGAAGGTCGGATAAAACATTCGAGTCTGAAGGATTTTCTTGAGATTAGCGAAGTTGCCGAACGGGACAAACAGTGGATCTTTTTCAGGAACAAGGTTCTCTGAGAACCCATTGGTGGATATATTCAAATCCGCAACAAGTTTGTTTGGCGAGAGGGCAATAGTCGCCGCAGCAGGGGCAGGGGAAGCTGCTACAGACGTTTCTCCTGAGAGTAGAGGGATAGTGTACATGCCATAACTAGATTTTTTCTTCCAAAGAAGTCCTGGGACATTATCAAAGCCCAGTTCCTTGCCAGCAGCACGTATCACAGCAGCTGGGAGAGTTTGGCCAGCACCGTGCCGATCAGACAATAATGTGGTCAGTTGAACAGCTCTTTCCGATTGTATCGCTTTTGTCGAATTCATAATATATTCCTTTCTCATTTAAGTAGCTATTATAGCGTATTTTAGAGGTCAAAGCAAGGGTTTGGCCATTTATTTAAGTTATAGTCCCTATTCGTTTAAGAAATGGTATCTATCAAATCAGACAACATTTTACGCGAACCTTTCCGAGAGTTATTAGACTTCTTGAATGCGCTTCGCAATACTGCCTTAGAAGAACCACTTTCCGCATCAATGTGGCCATTAGAAGTTTCTAAGTGACGCCCACCAGCTATAGCGAAACAACGATCATACCCAAGTACAGGAGGCATGACTACAAACTTCTGAGTCCGCATATTCTTACAAAGTTCAGTTCCCTCAGTCCAGTTGACCGTTCCTGGAAGCTGATACTTGAATTTGCTCCAGTTAGGGGACATAATCCTGTAGCCAATAGTAGTAGACTTGGTTCTGTTACGGTAAATCTTTAATAGAGTAGAAGTAGACAGACATCTGCTACCAGAAACTCTATATCGCTTTTTAGCCACTGGGTCGTTCAGGTACAACACACGAGTGCCTCGCGCGTCAAACAAGTGGTTAATTCTTGGGAAGTGAGTATAGTCTAAGTCATCAGAACTCTCAAGCTTGGCCATAACAGGGTGACTCTCACCATCAGTCAAGAAGATAGTGTTAACAATATCAACTCCTGTCTTGGCTTTGAATTTATCATGAATCTGAATAGCTGATATAATACACTCATCAAGAGGTGTACCACCAAGATTTAGAAGATACGGAGGATGCCAATTCCCCCTGAATCTGCCACGGGACTTGGAATCATAAGCATAAGCTATTGCCAACCAGATCTCAGCCATTCTGTTAAAATCCATCCGCTTCATATCACTACTGAACATTTCTAATAATCTGAAACCATCATAATAACCAGTGGTAAACGCTTCAGCATTAGTATTCTTTGAAGGGTCACGATGACTAATATCACCGCCACGATCACTGAAAGCATATACGCGGAACGGGATAGAAACTTGCCTACAGAAGAGTGCCAGATTTAGAAGCTGGTTTATGGTGGCGGTCAAATCATCAGCCATCGAACCAGACCAGTCCATATACATCAACATACCGTGATTCTTTCCGTCCATCGTGACACTCACTTTACGGAAGATATCGTCATTATAGAGGTAGCTGTTCATTTTGACGGGATCAATCACACCAGTCTTGGAAACAGTTTGCCGAGAATAAGCAGAGGCAGACTTCTTCATCTCAAACTCTTTGACCATATAGTTCACGGTCTTCTTATTCTCAAGAAGAAACTTCTTATATGTTTCAGCACCGATACCCAAGCCTCTCTTATTCTCAAGACCTTGAAAGTCACTTTCATCTTTCGGGAGGTGCATATACTCATCAATGATAGTCTTATGTCCAATTATCCGACCGTCAATAGACGCGCTGCTGATATTGATAGTAGTGTAATTTGAAGAACCAGTATCGCCATGCTCATCAGCAATATTCTTTCGGAGGTTCTTATCTGTCTTAGAGGTCATATCGTCTTCTTTTTCCTCAGGCTCATTAAGTCCCTCGCCATTCTCAGAATCACAACCAGAGTCATTTTCAGTTTCTTGGCCACCTTTTGACTCGCTTTCGTCTTTCTCGACAGCTTCATCTACATCAGTCGACTCAGACTCAGATCCTTCACCGTCTTCATCTTCATCTTCATCTTGTTCCCATTCATCATAACCATCATCCTCATCTCCATCTTCATCCGAGGCTTGTTCTTGATTTTCAGGATCATTCATGAATTCTTCTAGTTCTTCAGCTTCTTCTTCTTTCTTCTTTTTACAGAAAGCAAACAAACGGTCAGAAACATCGACAACCTGCTCCCAAGTCTCAATACCTTCGATCTCGTTTATCCAGCAAAGTTCATCACGCTCAATGCGGACGCCAGCAGAGCGACCAACCTTGAAGTAAGTATTGATCCGATCAATTAGATCAAACGTATTGATAGTTTCGATATCACCACCGAAAAACCCTTCGCTCATCATTTTCTTATAAGAAGAGACGAACGAGCGTCTCAGCCCAGGATATCGCGCTTGAATCATTTTCTCGATACGAGCGTCTTCAACCACATTCAGGAATGACTTATAAGCACCGCCATTGGCGCAGACTGCTTCATGCCAGCCAGCTTCTGGAGTATAAAGGGCATGGCCGACCTCATGACCAACAAGGTGATCATAAGTGCAAGACTCCATATCGTCCCACATAGGCAGGGTCAAAACGCGGTCGCGAACGTTGAATGAAGCTGTCTTCGCGTTTCTATGAGTAACAGTCACATTCTCAGTAGCGAGTAATCTAGCCAGTATATCTTTAGAATTCAAATTCATAGTATTTCCTCAAATCAGACGCTATTATACTACTATTTGAGGGTTGAAGCAAGGGTATTTGAGGTTATTTTTATACCGATTTAGTATAAGTATATAACCAAAAAGTATAAGGAGGTGTGTCAGGAGGTGAGAGCGTTATAGAGTTTCCCCTATAACGCATCTCGGTTGGTCTAGATGGATATCGCAGCCCAAACCATTATAGCAGGTGCTAGCAAATGTATCGCTATAACTGAAATAAAGGTTATGAATGTGAATCCGATCTGTAGATAGTCATGTTTTGGCATGTTACTTCTCCAGTAAATTGTAATAGATACAACCTACTGCTTCACTTTGTGTGGCTATACTAATTATGCGTATGGCCTCACGGATGTCCCAGTAGATCCGATTTCGATCTTCCTGGATCTCCGCTCTTCAGGAACTTCCACTCTGGCATTAACCACGAGCATCCCGTCCTTCAAGTCGGCACCATCAATTACCACAAATTCAGAGATCCGGAAGCTCTTCTCGAATTTGCGTGACGATATACCTTTATGAATATACTCTCGACCTATACTATCTAGCGGATCACCTTTCACCGCTAAAATACCATCACTCACTGTAACATCTAGCTCGCTCATTGAGAAACCAGCAACAGCCAGTTCAATAGCAAATGTTTCAGTGCCCGTCTTAACAATATTATGTGGGGGATAGTTATCTGTACCTGATCTCCCTGCTCCATGTATCCGTTCCAGATCATCAAACAAATGTTCGAAACCCAGGAATAATGAGCGAGGGACGTGCATACCTTTTATTGCGCTTTTAGTCATTTCGACCTCCTATTAAGTTTTAGCAAGGTAATTGTAAGGACTCCTTTATCGGACGTCCGCATTTATTTATAACAACTTTTTTTCTTTGATATAAATTTCTTAAAAGAAATCGCTTAATGTGGCTCCATCATGAATTGCCGTTCTTCTGTCTCGCAAGCGCAGCTCTGCATGACCTGTTGATTTTCTCGTGTACATTGTACAGAGATCTGGGAATAGGTTTGCTATAATTTCTACACTCTCGCGTACATATTTCTCAGTGCGGACATCCTGTAAACCACCTTCTTCTTTATAATATCTAGACTTAACAGTATAATTATCCAATCGGCACAGTAAACCATTCTTCACATACTGACGAATAGAATACTCATAATCCTCACCGTGATTTGTTACACGGGCAAGGTCATCGTCATGCTCAACAACAACCCCAAACATTGATGCTATGATATAGCAAAGTTTATCATAAACCCTATCTTTCATAAAAAACGCATTTGATGCCGCATATATACCAAAGGTCTTTGCTCCTGAGGCAGCGCACTCATCAAACCCACGCTGGATAATTTCTTTCTCAAGGTCTTGTACACGACCCAGTTTCTGTTCGCTGATTTTGACTTGAACTTCTTCAATATCATCATCAAACATCATCAAGTTGGTTCCCTCAGGATACCACTTCTCAATAAAGTTTCTCTGATGCCCGATAGTAGGAACGCCTCTCACGACTTCAATATCCTTGGCATAAGCATTACTCGCCAACGCTTCAGTATAGATGTCATACTCAGGCTCATTGTCATTAATAAAAATCTTAATTCTTTTAGGGTCAATATCATATGACTCCAGAACCTTCAGAGTCTTTTCCTGAATAGTCGTTGATCGGTGGTATGATGGTATCGCAATGCTATAATTCATAATTTGATTCCTCAAAAGAAACTTTCTAGTGATGTTTTTTGCTGTAACGCTTCTGGGTGATAATCGGCTACCATTTGACGACCACCATGCGTTTCAAGGTAAGAATACCATTCGTCAGAGTCCCACATACTTGGGCTCACACCATTCCATAGATGCCTCCAAAGAGAATGTTCTTTATTTAATCTGCGGTGATCAACAAACTCTTTGCGGATAATCTCATAATCATACGAACCCAGACTGACCATATTTTCTCTGAAGTAACAAACCAAAGATATACGTTCCATATCAGCAAGCGTCATACCTTCTGGCGGCAACAGTTCAGTGTTTCCATGGATTCCTGCGTGGTTGTTGATTAGCAGCAAGTCGCCAGGACGAATATTAATCGCAATTCTGAACTCAGGCAACACAAGGTATCCACCAGTCCAATTCTTATCACCCTTGGCAACTACAGTCAAGTTTGAAAACCCTTCGGCCAAGTCACCAGCGTCTCTGTGACAAGCTGTACGGAAGTTCTTGTTAACAGTAATAGTGGTAAACGGTGTATCTTCACCAGCTACTCTGAATTTGGGATCAAGTTTTGCCGCAGTAGAATTTTGTATATCATATCTACTAGGAAGAAGTTCCGCAAACTTGTCTGACAGCTTTCGCATGAACGGATAACATTTAGAATACGTCTCAAAGTTCTGTTCAGTATATGCGGTTGACCTGCCATAAGGAATGCGAGGATAGCGATCAAAGAACCCTGCGATACCAGATAAAACTGTGTTGGCATATGTGGTCTCAGAAATCATTGTCTTCCTAACTAATAAAGCATCTGCGGTTGCTTCATCCGGAGACATTTCTGCCCACTGGCGCATCTTTTCTATGAAGTAGGATTCATAGTTATAGCCACTATCAGTGACCTTAGTGCGCAACCAAACAATACCTCGCGTATTAACACCATCAGGGTTTTCGTGCTTCTTTAAAATCTCAGCAATAGGATCAGAATCGAACAAATTTGTTGTTTGATTGATGTAGTGCTCCATCACATCAAATTGCATTGGTGTGACCCAATCGCGACCACCTAGTCTGCCGCGTGTAGCACCAGCAGCCTTACCTCTATTTTGAGTTGGTAAAGCAGCACCCAATAGTCCATCATAAGCACCAACTTGCTCTTCTTTGGTGAATACACCACGCCTAAACTTAAAAATGATATTCTCTTCACTATTCACTTCACCAAAAGGAATTGGCGCATAGAAGTCCATATCGGAATCCACAACAATATCATAATCAGTATCTTCCATATACTGACCAATTTTATCCTCACAGTTCAGCCATTCTGGGGCTGTGATAACTTCCACACCATTATTCATATACTATAACCTTACACTCTTCTAGTCGACGATTCGACATCATAATTCCATATAAATGATCATCAGGTGCTACTGCTGATGATAACCAAATAAATAGAAACATTTTAACATACTTCATAGTATAACTCATTACCTTGAAGTTGTCAAGCTTTGTCGGTTTCGGCGAAGACGATCAAGCTTTTTCTTTTGGTCTCTGCCCCTTGATAACGCAACAGCACCTGCTCGCGACATAAACAATTTCCCCTGCAGATGATCATATTCATGCTGAAAGGCTCTAGCTGTAAATCCGCCAAATTTGATAGTGTCAGTAACTTCAAGGTGTGTAGTGTATCTCGCCCTGATAATTGCCGGACGCTTAATTGATATGAACAGTCCAGGAAAAGTGAGACAACCTTCTTCCTCATTGACCACGCCTTCAGTATCCACAATCTTTGGGTTGAATACAGGAAAAATATTATCTGGATCGGCATGATGAACGACAACAAATACTGAGTATGGGAGTCCGCACTGTGGCGCAGAAAGACCAACACCGAGGTTGGCGATCAGCGTTTCCTTTAAGTTCTCAAACAATTCAACTGGATCTATCTGTGGATTTTCAAAATCAAACTCTTCAGTTGGATTGTGGAGTACTTTGCTACCCTCCTTTACTAACTTATATATCATGGTGCTATCCTTGAAAATGACTTTACCTTCTCAAAACGAATTTGGCTGCGGAATTTATCAGTCAAAACATCGCCTTTGGTGTGTGTTATAATGAACACATTTGTGTCCGACATATCGTTCAATAGTTTCGTCAACTCATCCGTACCAGTTAGATCAAGGGAGTTATCAAAAACCTCATCCAAGATCAAAAGGTTTGTATTAGTTGAGTTCTTCAGCTTGGCGATTGCTCTCCAAGTAAGTAGTAATGCTATATCAATACGCGTCTTCTCACCTTCAGAGAAGCTGGCATATGAGAATTCATCGCGGTGACGACTCTTAATCACTTCGCTGAACTCTTCGTCTAACTCAAAGTTGACAAAGAAGTCTAATGCTGATAGATACTTATTGACCAACTTATTTATGATAGGAACATACTGTTTGATAATCTTTGACTTAATGCCACCGTCTTTCAGCATTGACGCAGCTATCTCAAAGACCTCTCGGCTTTCGACTAATGATTTCTTCTTACCTTGGTATGCCACTAACTCATCATTCATAGAAGAAAGTTTTGATTCATCTACAGAATCAGTAGTGTCCTGATCTTCAGTTTCTTTAATTTTATTAGTGATATTGGCTATACTCTTTACATACAGATCCATCTGAGTATTACAATCTCGGATCTGACCTTGCGCGTCTTGTATCTGATGCTGCACATTATTGATTCTGTGTATCTCTTCGCTCAATGTTCCGCACTCACCATTCAGGTCGGTGATGGCGAGTTTAGTTTTATCAAGAATAGAAACTGTTTGCTTTATCTTTTGGTGCTTAATATCTAAGTCAATGATCTGCTCACAAGTTGGACAGTTATCATTCTTCTCAAAGAAGTCAACACGTTTGGATGCTTTAGCAGATTTTTCTTTCAGTTTGCGCAGTAAATCATCAACCTTTTTGCTTTTAGATTCCACTTTACTTTTAGAGGAGATAGAGTCGAGTAAGCTATCAACCTGAACAGTCAACGAGCTGTAAAGGGATTCCGCGGACTTGTGTGAGTCCTTATATCCCCCTATCTCATCTTTCAGGTCATTGATCTGTTTAGCGGCATCTTTCTTTACTTTTGTTAAGTATTGTTGCTGAATTTCAATTTTCTCTTGTATAAGATCGATGGAGTAATTGGCGTCAGATAAACCACGCTTATTATCAGATACCCTATCGCGAAGCAAGGTGTTCATTGTAGAGAATATCTGTATGTCAAGTAAATCCTCAATGACTTCCCTTCGGTCGCGTGTCGATAACTGCATGAATGGTGTGAACGAAGCATTACCAAGTATAACAATTTGCGTGAAAGACTTGTAGTTCAACTTGAGTATTTGGTTTTCAAGTTGTAACTGGTACTCACGAACAGATCCTGGTTGGTCGTACATCTTCCCATTTTTATATATCTCAAAGTAATATGGCTTCATTCCCCTTCTGATAAGGTACTCAGTTTTGCCAATAGAAAACTCAATCTCAACCTCAAGGTCTTTATCGTTGATACTATTCATCAACTGAGGCTTATTGATTTTCCGGAATGGTTTGCCAAAAAGCCCAAACGTCAATGCATCAAGTATAGTGGACTTACCAGCACCATTCTCCCCAGTAATAACAGTACTGGGAGATCGGTCTAGATAGATAACAGTTGGAACATTTCCTGTACTTAGGAAATTCTTCCAAGATAGTTTTTTGAATTTAACGATAGTGCGAAATCCTTATTCTATAGTCAATGCTTCATTATATAATGAACGCACCAATTTGTCAAGCTTCTTCTTTGGTGTGTTGTCGGATAGTGTATCAATGTACTTGGAAAGTATAGTGATCGTATCTTCCGCTTCATTGACGATATCCTCATCATCCTCTAAGTCGAGGTTCATATGGTCGTCTACAATTTGAATATGAATCGGATTTGACTGGTACAGCTTGTCAATGAATAGATCGAACCAATAAGGATTATCACAGTTTTGCTTAATTACTTTGACATATGAATTTTCATAACCAGAGAAGTCTGTGTCAAGCAGATCTTCCATAGTCTTATCAACTTCATTGTAAAACACTTTATTGAACATAGAGTAAGGATTACGAATAAACTCTAAACTTCGCATATCAGTGTCATAGATATGGTATCCTTTTTGGTCACCATAATCTGCCCAAGTCAGTTCATAAGGGCATCCCAGATACTCGATATTTTTAGTTGAAGATTTATGATGGAAGTGCCCAGAGCAAACTAAATCAAACTTAGAGAAGTCAGCTATTTGCATTCCGTGCTCATTCATATTCCCGCGATCCATCAGGCACCCAGCAACCTCTAAGTGACCAAACAGAACCTGAGCTGGACTACTTGCCATAGCAGCTATTGTGGAAGAGTAATTGTCATTATTAATCCAAGGCACAATAAGAATGTCATGCCCGTCCATCTTAATATCTGTAGCTTCAGAATAATATTTCACATCACCCTTGTCAAACAGCTCTCGCATAGAATTGACATCATTAGTGTTCTTGTACGGAACATCATGATTGCCAACTATCACGTGAAGATCTATACCTTCGGAGGTGCACTTGTCGATGAACATTTCTTTCATGCGACGAAGCGTGACGTAATTAATATATTTGCGGCGATCTACAATATCACCAAGATGTATGATCGTGGTAATCCCGCGCCTTTTAAGTTCAGGGAAGAACTGTTTGGTGTAGAATCTATCAAAGTAGTCTAAGAAATTAGCGTTATCGTTTCTAACGCCAAAATGCGTATCCGTGATAAGGGCAATCTTCATCGGCAAACTATCCGTTGTTTTACTGGTATGTTTAATTATACCTTAAAGTGGATTAGAAGTAAAGTTATATTTTACTTTGGATGCGACGTCTTAGATCACTAGAACTAAACCTATGGTCGCGCTTATTAAAGTGCAGATCAATTCCTCTTCTGCGGCATATATCCTTTCCGGTGAACTCTTTATCTCTATATTCGTCCCCCAGAATTCTGACATCAATACCGTACATATTGAGTATATCCTCAAGGTCTTCTTCTGTACCATACGGGATTATCTCGTCAACATAACCAACCGCTTTGAGTTGTGTGTACCTCTCAACGATTGTTTGTACGGGTGCGTTCTTCTCTGGTCTTGAAGTGGCAGGGTCAATTTGCAAAGCGCATATTAGGTAATCGCATTGCTCCTTAGCTTCACGCAGCATCTGGACATGACCCGCATGAAGCAAGTCGAAGGTAGAAGCCGTGAATCCTACTTTCATTTTCCTTCCTCAATAGTTCGCTTCTTCTTAATCTTCCTGCGCTTAGTCTCCTCAAAGTCACGAACAAACCCTTTCATATATTCTTCAGTCCACTCACTGTACTTGACATTGTCATTGAAGTTGGTAGTCTTATCGTGACCTTGCGTATCAGCAGTATCGCCAAGAATATTAGTATGCTCAGAGTATTTCATCTTGACATATAAATGCTTCTTTTCTTTCTGAATTCTTCGCAGGAACGCATAGTAAATAATTTGTGTAAAATACGCAAATGGGTTTTTAGACTTTTCAGGATTGAAGTTGTCAATATACTGCAAACTGTTCTCAATACCATCACTGATCATATCGTCTCGGAAAGTGTAGTTTATGAAGTTTGGCTTGTATGAAAGGTGCGTAGCAATCTTCATAATACACTCGGCAACATAGTGCGGAACTTGAGGTCGTGTGTCACCTTCCAGCAACGCGGCATTTACCGAACTCTTAAACTCACACATAGCGCCAAAGAACTTCTTGTTGTCGACGTAATATGGTCTTTTCTTAGCTTCCTTTGACATAACATTTCCTCAGTGTATTGCAGTATTTGCCGCGAACCCGCGAACAGCATGGATATGATCTAGAGCAGATTCCATTTCTTCTGGTGTCAGCTCATCATCATCAATACGGTCGAACAAGAACGAATTATCTTCTGTAGTTGCTTCACGAATAGTTTCCATACACCTATTATAATATACTTTCATGTCATTGTCAACCTTTGACTTTAAAATAATATGAGCCTGCCTAACATGGAATAAATTAACCGCTTTTGTTAGGGGCACCCATATGGTAGAAATTAAAACTGGTGTACCGTTCCTTAAATGTACATTGACTTCAATAGGGTCTATAATGCTCATGTGTTCTTTATCTTCATGAGTCACCTCAGCAAGCAGGGTCTCTCCGTTGACTAACTTTATAATGCTAATTTCCATTCTCAATTCCTATATTGTATAATTTATAATCAAATGACTCTTCATTGTACATCTTAATCCTGACAGCAAAGTGCTTCAGAGTGTGGTTATTATACGACTTGTATGAGAGGTCGTCAGATATATCATACAAGGTTGCTATCTCTTTATTATCACCCTTTCTCAGCCCCCTTCCTATCGACTGAAGATTGCGAACCCTTGACTTACTAGGACTGGCAAAAATGATATTATGGAGGTTCCTAATGTTAATACCAGTGGAGAAAGTTCCATAAGACGCGACGATAATCGCATCATTTTCTCTTTCGGTGATTGCCCTGACTTCTTCTCTTGTTTCAGCATCTACGCCTCCAAATACAAAAAATACTTTACGACCTTCAGCAGCTTCTGCCGAGATCTGCTCATACAACGGTTTGCCATGCTTCTCAACATATTGGAATAGTAATAATGTATTACCTTTTCGTGTCAATGTCAAGTTCTTTATGAAACTGTTTCGCTTTTCGTGCCGTGTAAGGAAATCCATTTCTTGTGGGTATGTTGATCTGGCTGTACCCTTCCTCGTCAACTCGGAATACTTGAGTACGAGGCATTTTATACGGAACTCAGCAAGGGTCTTATTCTCTATCAACTCTTTAGTGGTTATGACACGCATAACTGGACCGAATAATCCCTCTAAAACTAATTTGTTGGTTACAGTTCCATCCAGAGTACCTGTAAACCCAAACCGATACTTACAATCAGTCATCTTTTCCATTATCTTGGTCAGTGATGTCGCTTTGAACAAGTGGGCTTCGTCACCAATGATGATATCAAACGCATCAAAGTAAGACTTCGGTTGTTTATAGATACTCTGCCAAGTACTTATAATTATTTTCGCATTATCGTTATTCTTTTCTTTACCTGCAGTCACAAGTAAGGTATAATAGAACTGTAGTTCTTCTGAATAGTCTATGAAGTCGCTATTAAGTTGTGACACCAATGATGTGGTTGGTACGATTATGAGTGCTTTCTGACAGTCTTTCCTCAAGTAGTACTTTAACAAGCAGTAAATTATGAACGACTTACCTGAAGCAGTGGGCGAAAGAATCAAAGCTCTATGATTGCGAACAGCGTGAGCAACTGCCCTCAACTGATAATCCCTTGGCTTGAATTTCCCACCGCTTAGAAACTTATTTAGTCCATTCAGCGGAATGTCTATTGTATCTTCAAGCCCGTCATGTACTACAACATTGTAACTTCTCTCTTCAGCAAACTTCTTAATCTTTTGAATCAAACCAACATATATCTGCATTGTGTTCACATTGAACAACCGAATCTTCCCGTCCCACATCTTATTCCGTACTGATGGGATGAAGGAAGCTCCAGGAACTTCAAATTCAAAGTAGCCAGATAATTCCATGGCTATTCCGCGATCACACTCAACCTTGAGATAGACCTCGTTCTTCTTATATATGTCAATTTGTTCCATAATTATCCAGTTGTAAATCGCGCCCAGTCAACAGCAGTCTTTAGCTGAAACCCGCGATTATTGATATTTTTGATTATGGAGTCAAGGTATGCTACCTTTTCGTCTTGCATACCCAGACGCAGGTTGGCTTCGATCATCATATTATCTGATTCGATATAGACGTCGACTTCATTTTTGAGCAATTTCTTATAGAATTGTTGGCGACCCAACTGATCGAGTTCATCCTGATCAAGTTCGCCGAGATAGTATTCGAGGAGGTTTCTTTTTATTTTCTTGTTTTCGCCTTTGTACTTATACAAGGCAATGCGTTCGCCCATATATATCTTAAGATACTTGTTATGGACTTGCGGGATTTTGGCACTCTCTGTACCAAGTTCGGTGATATCAATTTTACAATCTTTATCCCATTCTTTCACAATCTGTTCAATATTCACAATTCACTCCATTCATAATATATTATCATTAACGCATATATTTAGGTCTACGAAAGACTAGACAATTCATACTTCCTATATGCAAAAGATACTGTTGCTTTTAGATATTCAATATCAGAATTCTCTACATCAAATTCCAATGAGGTTAAACTTGATGGGTACATATCCGAAAACCTGATTTCGATATTAGGCTTCATGTTTGATGAGGTTATTATCAAAGAACCGTCAGAGTACACTTGGCCGACCGAAGCTGTAGTTCTTCCAATACCGCCTCTTTGTGCGAAGTTATCAGGATAACCGAGGGCAATTAGCCAGTCATAGATTTCTCTAAAATTCTTCATATCCTCATCAACGCGAAAGGTCAGATCTAATCGCCCAAACGTCAATTTATCTCCAGGAACAGGAAGCTTGATAAATGGGTTCTCTATGTTAGATGTGTCGCCCAGCGAGATGTCAGGTATTGTGGCAGCGGTGCAAAAGTAATTTACATGCGGTAAACGGTTGCATGCGAACTTAAATCCTATGGGGGATAGGAAACTTTTATTATCTGGTTGCGTGCCTTGTAACGCCATCACATTTATCCTTACTGGTTAATTCTTACACCTCTATTTATAATGCTTGTAGAAGCTGTTTTTAAGGCAAAAAAAAGAGGCTCCGAAGAGCCTCTTAAAACGTCTACTTAAAGTAGATCTATTTTTTTATTTACATCAAGTTTGCAACCTTAACTAAACGGTAGTACTTGTTGCCGTCTCCAGTACCAAGACGGGCAGCAATTCCGTTGCCGTCATTAGTAGCGAAAGGATTAGAGACCATGCCGTAGCGAGTCTTGAATCCAATCTTAGGCTGGAAAGTCTGCTCGCCAACCGCACGAACCATTTGTAATGGAACATATGGGCAGTAGAAAAGACCAGCATCAAAAGAGCTAGTGCCCTTATAACCGATAGTGTAGTAGTTGTTAGCAGCGTCAGAGAAGTACGGATCAATATAAACTTTGATACGACCATTGAGAACACCAGCAAAAGTATTACCAGTATCATCTACCTGAAGGTTGTTGCTAAGAGCAGGAGCATAGTCAAGAACACCAGCCATCTGAAGTGCAGAAGCAACATCAGAAGAAGTGATCATTACATTACCCTTACCACGACGAGTTGCTTTACCAATTTCGTTGGCATCACGCTCGATTTGGAACATAAGACCTTTGAACTTCTCAACAGACCAGCGACCGTTAGAGTCAGTGTCCAGATCGAAAGTACCAGAGGTTGTTACATTAGTAGTTGCACCAGCTACAGCACTGTAGTTGATAGTACGAACGACTTCGCGGTTGATTTCAGAAAGGATTTCTGAAGACAGGATATTGCTTAACTCAGTTTCAGCGTCTAGACCGTGGATTGCTTTAAGGTCTTGTGCCAATTCCATAGTGTACTCAGCTTTCAGAGCACGACTAACAGCAGTTACAGCAACTTTCTCAATTGAGAATGCCATTTCGTTGAAGTGGTCGCCAGCAGCTCCACCCAGTGTTTGAGCTTCAGCAGCTGTCATACCAGTGTGAACATTATATCCACCACCAGTTGAGCTAGCTGAACGATCACTAGGATCAGTACCAGTCATAGCTAAACCAGCTGTAGCGTTAGCAGCAACTAGAGAAGCAGTATTACCAGCAGGACGGCTTCTAGAGAATGAAGCGTCAGCTTCGCCGAACATAGCTTCAGTACCAGCTTGGCCAGTGTAACGTGAACGCATAGCAAAGATCAGTCCAGTA